TCTGCAACAAAACAGTCGTGTCCTGAACCATTAGCTACTTTAGTTACATCTTTTAAAGATGCGTATTTATCAAGTAAAATAGATGAACCTGAAATGTTTGTCATTACATCAAAATGAGATAAATCATTATTTGATATAAATAGTGGCTGTAAGAAATACTTTGCAGCATCTTCTTGACTCCACGAAATTGGTGTTGAAATTATATTTGCCATTTTTTTATTATTTTATTTTTTATTATTATGAATTATATATGTTAACTGCTAAATTAGACCAAACATCCTCAGTTTCTTCCATCATTTCTGGGTTAGGGTCTCCTTCAGGTACAATAGAACTTGGAGTTCCATTCAGTTTAGCTACTTTTTCCTCTAAAGATTTTACTTCTTCATTCAAAGCAATAATATTAGATTCTTTTTCTCCCAAAGCTTCAGTAAGGTCAGAAACATTTTTATTAGAATCTGTGATAGACCCTTCTAATGCACTGATTTTAGCTGCAACTTCTTTGTTGTCAAGGATTTTTACTTCGTTAACTTCTTTAACATTTTTTTTGTTAAAAAGCTCAGAAATAAAATTCTTTAACTCTTCAATTTGATTTTCCATTTTTTTATTTATTTTATTAGAATTAAACATATCAACCACAAGAGTTTTATTCTTGTAGTTTAGTTTGTTAATGTCAAACTTAGCAGCTAAAGCGATAGGACTATCTATTGTGTTAATAAACCCTGCTTCAAGAGCTTCATCTGATGTGAACCAAGTCTCAGCATCCATCCAGGCACGAATTTCATCTTCTGACTTACCAGTTTTTTTAGCGTAAATATTTAATAGCCTGCCTCCCATTTTCTCCATCAAGTCAGCAGCCTTCCTCATATCTTCAGCACCCCCTGTTTCTCCTCCCCACACATTATGAATCATAAATAAGCTGTTCTCACTCATTGAAACCTCATCAGCACCTAAAGCTATTATAGTAGCAATAGAAGCTGCAAGACCCTCAATTCGTGCAGTTACTTTTTGTGGCATACGCTTTATAGCGTCATGTATTGATAAACCATCAATAACAGAGCCACCAGGTGAGTTGATTCTTAATGTAACATTATCTGTGGATATATTCTTTATTTCGTCAATAAAAGTTTTAGAGTCCATGCCCCAAGCTCCTATCTCATCATAGATTACAACTTCTGTTGTATCTGTTGATATGTTTTTTATATTATACCATTTCATACGACAATTATAAGCATATATATAGTATTAGTCAGGAAACTTTTTGCACAGGAAGGGCAATTTATGGAATTTTTTAATAATAAACACTAAAACATTTGGTAGTCTCGTATTTTTATTGTTTCATTGTATATATAAACTTTAAAAAAAAAACTATGGGACAAAACAAAAAGCTATTAGAAAACATGAGACAACTAGAATTATCTAATGAATCTTTATTAGATAAGCAAGAAAGGGAAACTTATCAATTAGCACAGCCAAATCAAAAAGAATCATTAAAACAAATTATTAACACATTAAAACCAAAAGAAAATGGAAAAAGAAACTAAACAAGAAGTATTAAGAAGGTTATTTGTTCAAAACAATTTAACAAAGGAGGATGTTTTCAAACATAAATTTTATACAATTATCACTAGGTCTGGTATAGATAAAATTCAGGCTGCCAATAATATTGAAATCAATTTTGATTTAATATACAACTCAGACGATACTAAATGTGTTATTATAAAGGCAACAGCTAAAATGGGGGATAGGGTTATTGAAACTTATGGGGAGGCTGCTCCTATGAATAATCAGAACTCTTATCCAGTTGCTATGGCCGAGAAGAGAGCTATGAGTAGAAGCTGTTTAAAATTAGCTGGTTTCTATGAGCAAGGTGGTGTGTTTGGAGAAGATGAAGCAGATGACTTCAAGAGAGCCTGATTGGATAGATGATTTTCTTGATGACCAATGTTCTTTTGTGCAAATGGGAATAATTGAACAGCTACTCATCACATCATCAGTATCAAACGAATATAATAATATTAACTTAAACGAATTAACTTATGGAGAAGCAGATGAAATTATCAAGAACCTTAGAGAAAACGATAACCCAAGAGACACAAGAGAGCAATTTTACAAAGCATTTGGAAAATACAAAGGAGCTGGTGGAGATTAGAAGTATATTAAAATTTATGAGAGAGAATTTTATAAAAACAAAAGAGATAGAATATATAAGTATAGATGATTATATAAATTACTATTCTCAAATTCCAAATCATCTTTGGTCAGATAAAGCTATATTTTATTTTAAAAATAATAAATTTGATGCCCTTGGATTAATAGGAGAAAGAGTACATGAATTTAATTTATATTCAAAAACTCTTGAAATGTATTTTAAAGATTGTCTTCACATAAGTATAACAAAGGCTATTGATGGTAAGGATGAATTGTATATGGATGAAGATAACTCTAAAAAAAGATTCATGAAATATCTATATAAAATAAAAAGTGATGTTAGTATAAATAAATATAAAAAAGCGTATGTTAAATCAAAGAAAATTATTCATGGTAGGTATTACTAATAACGAAAATGATGTTATGAACAATAAAATTGATTTACTTTTTGCGGTTGTAGAAGTTATCACTGGAGTTGAAGATTATAGCATTAAAGGTAAGGGAAGGGAGAGAAATAAGGTTTTAGCTAGAAGTGTAATGGGATATATGCTTCACATGGAATTAGGACTTACTGTGATTCAGTCAGGTGTATTGATAAATAGAGACCATTCCACTGTAGTTTATTATTGCAAGATTCATAGAGATAATTTTAAATGGTGTGCTGAATACAGAGAGATTTATACTAAAATATCAGAAACATTTTGGGGAAACTATGATACAGCAGAGAAAAATGATATTGGAATACAAATAGCATCACTTGAAAGACTTATCAATAGGTTAGAGAAAAAGAAAATGTCTTTATTAAAGACACATTAAACAGGTTAATGGAACGACCTTGATAGTTCCAAAAATTAAATATTTAAACATGGAAGAAAAAAAGTATGTAAACGGAGTTGTTATCAAAGAAAAACAATTTGATAATGGAGGTTCAATTTTAAAGATGAGCGTTAAAGTTGATGATTTTATAAATGAGTTGAAGTCTATATCAGATAATGGTTGGGCTAACCTTATCATTAATAAAAGAAAGGAAGCTTCTGATAAAGGTATAACTCATTATGTGGTAGTTGATTCATGGAAGCCAGATGCCAAGAAAGCTTCAAGTAAGATGGTTGAGGTTGCTAGTAATAACTCAGATGACTTGCCATTCTAAAACAAAATTAATAACGAGAGGGGGCAATAGGGCCTCCTCTTAATTAAAACAAAACAAAATAATGGAAAAACAATTAAATTTACTTAAAGGAAATGAATTGAGAGATATGGGTATTAATCAATCACTTGAAAATGCCGAAAACACGAATGAAAATTGGGGGGAGTGTGCATATTCTTTTTTATTAAAATACACTAAAACAAATAAAACATTTATGGCTGAAGATGTAAGGGTTGATTCTGAAGGGATAGTTCCTGAACCCCCTAGTAAAAGGGCTTGGGGTGCTGTATTTGTGATGGCTAAAAAGAATAAATTAATCAACTCAATAGGGTTTAGAAATGTAAAAAATCCAAAAGCACACAGAACTCCTGCTACATTATGGGAAGTAAATACTAATGAGTATAAATCTAATACAATATGATAACAATGGATATAATACAAAATTTAACAGCAATATTTATAATATTTAGTTTAGGTACTTTCTTTGGTTCTTTATGGATGTTCTTTTCTATGAATAAAACTCTTAAATCTATACAAAGAGAACTTGATTCTAAAACTCATTCTTTAAATGAATTTCAAGCTAAAGAGCCTTTTATATAAATGAAAAATAAAAGAAAATTTAAAGGTATTTGGATTCCTGCTGAAGTTTGGGAGTCATCTGAATTGACTCTTCAAGAAAAAGTTTTTCTTGTTGAGATTGATTCATTGAATAATGATAATGGATGTTATGCCAATAATAATTACTTTGCTAAGTTCTTTGGTTTATCAACAACAAGGGTGTCTTTGGTTATAGGTAATTTAATAAATAAAGGTTTTGTAACTTCAACCATCTTACAATCAGAGGGTAACAAACGAATATTAAAGACCTCTTTAACTAAAGTTAATAACCCTATACAACAAAAGTTAACACATAATAATACAGTTAATAATACATTAAATAAAGAGAAAGAAGAACTCTTTAAAAAGTTTTGGGAAGTATTTGATAAACCTGTTTCCAAGAAGCCTGCTAAAATTAAGTTCTTAAAATTAAAATTAGAGGAATGTA